TGAAGCTCGGGATGAGCATCATATGCATCACCACCTACAAGTCTCCCTTGAATGCGAATTGGGGTGACTGCCTGTGTATTGTCATTTACTTTGACCATCCCTCCCGGCCACAGAAGTTGGAAGACATATTTGTCACCTTCCATCTTTGTGTGATGAATTTTAGGCTGAGGCAAATCTGAATCAGGATCAGATTGATGCACCAGAAGGTCATTGTTTGACCTCTGCAACTCAGTCAAAAAATTGCTCATCTGTCCTTGGTTGCGATTTTCAATCACACTCCAAGGGACTAGTGTCATGTCATCAGCATCATCATCATAACCATAGCGCAACTCATACTCAACATTTGGAGTATCAGTGATTGCATTTCCATCAATGAGGATGTCTGACAGATCGTATGGCCCACCTGCTATCAGAAGGATGACATTCACAGAAACAATCTGATCATCCAAAGTGAGATAAGGAGGAGCACCAATAACAGGAGAGAGCCTAGCAAAGCCTCTAACAGCCGGGAAGGGCTGGAGAGGAGCTATGGCATTCTGGCCAATACCTGCTGAAGGCTTGTCCAATTGGCCACCAGTCTGGCTGGAAGCGGCTCCCGGAGTGACCGGAGGAGGGGTCAGGGCCATAATGGCTAGAGAGCCAGCCGCGCCCACAGCTGCTGCTGTTAAGGAGGCTCCAAGAGTGGCTGCCCCAAAGAGAGCAGCAGGTGCCCCAAGGAGAGCCAAACCACCTCCTCCAATGAAGGCTGTGGCAGCAATCAAGGCGATAGAGGCAATGATCGCAACAACATTCTTCTTGGCACCGCCACCACCTCCACCCAGCGAGCCACCTTGTGGAACAACCCTCATCTCAACAAGTGTTGGAACTCCCGGTGACCACAAGAGAGGGACAAAGGTGTCCCACACATCTCTTGGGATGACTTTATCATTGACAATGACAACACCATAGTCCCAGAAATAATCGGGGACATTAGGAGCCATCATGATGATTTCAGATATGGTCTTGCCCTTCTCCACCAAGAAGGCTTCACCCTCATCAACAGGTAGAGGAGAATATTTTGCTGATACATTGATCTTGTTCATGTCAGTTTCCAATGTCTGTAGATGCCGACAAACCGGCTGGCCACTTCAGAATGATTCAGCGAAACACAAATGGAACCTAACATGCCAGCATCAATGTGAATCATCAATCCAGGCCTGACTATAGTTCCAATGTGAATGTCTCCTCTACGCATTACACCACCAATTGTGTACTCACCTTTCATCAGCACTGCATCGAAAGGTCTTTCAAGTCCACGTGCAATTGGTATCCAAATTTTGCCAATGTTGTTTTGCACTTCATCGGAAATCTTCTTCCCTTCAAATGATCCGATGTCATCATAAGCAGGAAGATCGTCATTGCTCAGCCCCGCCTTCTCCATACAGATCAACCTGTGGAGACCCCAACAGTCAACTCCTGAGATGCTTCTTCCCTTTTGCTGAAATCTAATTCCAACATACCTATCGAATGTGCTCAAGTTTTGAATAGTGCTTTGCATGTTGATGGTACACAACTTTGTTTTGGCCAAGGCTCGATTGTTAAATTTTTGTGCATCAGATCAGCACTAACAGCTATTGGATTGATTGATGCACTACCAACTTGAAACCTAGCAAACCTCCTAATGATGTCATCAGGATCGGATGCCAAGGCAACATTGAATGAGACCTCAGCAGGGTCTTGGCCGGCTAACAACAACATTCCTTTGCCAATTCGCCTATCAATATTTGGAACAACAAGAGAGGCTTTTGGAATATCATCAACATCTGTTGCAAGAGTAATTTCGAGCGGAACACCAATGTATTCATCACCAAGATGAGTTATGTTCTTGCGAGGATAATTGCGAACCAAGAACACAGGCTCTATTGTTGGGTGTGTAATCCTAGTGAAGATAAGGAGAGGGTCAGCACTCTCCTTCTTCAGCAATCCTTCAACAGCAGCAGCACTAAGAACAACTGGCATTATTCTGGCTCCCTAGCTATATTGAATGATGCAACATATATGCCACCAGCAACACCAGGAGCAATCCTGCGAATTGTCACTGGATCATTCCAGGAAAACTCTCTGATGTTGGGTGGTGACTCACCTAAGAATTGAACATCTTCCATGTCAAACCTAAGCGAACCACCACCACAATCAGTCTTGTAGAAATCCATCAACTCATCACGCTCTGCATCCGAATGCAATTGGACATCAAAAGTGTAGATGTCCCTTGCACCAGTATACATTTGCCTTCTAATCCCAGAGCCTGCATCACCCTTGAATTCAAGAGTGTTCTGCTCAGGAGCAATTGTTAGTGTTGCCTCAAGAGGAGCACGCGGCAATGTGAGAACAGGATTTGTCATGCTCATCTCCTCTTATTCAAAGTGTTGACACCATACTGGTTTTGCATGATTGGTTTGATCTCACCAGGCAGGACTGACCTGACAACATCTCTAATGAACAATCTGAAGTCACCACTTGGGTCTTTCTCCATTGATGCAGTTCCTTGCCGCCGGTGATCCTCAACAATGAAGTTTGGAACAGCAAAGCCTGTTGTCCTATCTTGTCCCGGCTTCCTCACATCAATCTGCTCATTAGGAGTCACCTTCATCAAAGCAAGCTTTGAATCAATACCGCCTGAGCCTCCAACCTTCATCGAGCCACCAGAAGCAAAGCCAGGGATTGCTCCAAATAGGGAGCTAACAATTGATCCCAATATGCCACCAGTACCTCCTGCATTGGTTTGGTTCTGGTTGAATATCTGGAATGCATCGCTCAATGCAACCTTTGTCAAGGTCTTGAGAAGATCAAACAAAGCATCCTGCAAATTGAATGTGCCATCAATTATATTATCAAGAGCACTTCCAAGTGAGTCCTCGAGCGCATTGCTCATATCTTTGATGACATCAACAGAACCTAGAATGTCAATGTTTGCCTTCTTCACAGCACGCTGATAAGTATCCCAATCAATCGCACCGGCTCTCAATTGCAATTGGAGCTTTGACATTTCCAATGCCAATGCTTCAACAGGCGTTCTTGTATTCTCAAACGTATCCTGTCCAGCAGAAATGATATTGTCCATGGCATCTTTTGCAAGCTTAGCAGCCTCCTCGATGTCTTTGAGTTGCTGCTTTGTCCTGACAAGAGGTGCATCAGGCTTATCCTGCTGTGTAGCAGCTGCAGCCTCTTTCTGCTTGTTGACAAACTTATCAATCCCAGCAAGAAGATTGCCAACCGTTTCATCATTCAAAGCTCTGATCTTCATCTGCATGTCTTGGTTGATCTTCTCAACATCAGCAGCAGATTGCTTCCAAAGCTCAGCAACTCCCGAAAGAGTATTTGTCTTGGTAAAGTCTTTCAGGAATTTTAAGTCAACAGCAGTCTCAGCAATTGCTGCGTTGAACTCAATGACAAACCTAGCAACCTCCTTGAATGAATTCTTCAAGACAGTTGCCATTGTCTCAACTGGCTGACCCTCCTTTACAAGGTCAACAAACTTGTTTGTAAGATCAACAAGCGTAGGAAGGAGCTTGATTGCAACTTGCGTAAACAATCCAGTGACTGCAGTCTTTAGCCTTGTTAGGTTATCATTGAATGTCTCAGCTTGAGCGGCTGTATCACTTCCAATAACAACACCAAGCGTGTGTGCCTCAGCAGCAGCTTCCTTTAGACCTTTAGAGCCAGCATTCAACAATGGGATAAGATCGGCACCACTCTTTCCAAAGATGGCCTGTGCCAAAGCAGTCTTGTTTGCACCATCAGCATACTTGGCAAATGAGTCAGCCACCTCTGCAAACAGCTTGTCCTGATCCTTCAACTTTCCTGATGTATCAGTCACAGAAATGCCGAGAGCCCGGAATGCTTCTGCAGCATCCTGAGCTCCTCCGGCAGCAATCTGCTGAACATTCTTAGCCATCTTCTTGAAGCCAACCCCAAGGGCTTCAAGAGAAACATCAGCAAGATCGGCAGCAAATTTCAGTTCTGATAACTTCTCAACAGGCACACCAAATTTTTGGGAAGCCTTGTTGAGTTCATCAGCACTATCAACAACATTCTTGAATGCAAGAACTAGACCACCAACACTTAATGTGGCTGCAATCTCTTTGCCAAATTTGCTGAAGAAGGTGCCCAATGCACCAAGCTTAGATTTGGTGTCTTTAATCCCCTTATCAAATGCAGCAGAGTTGATACCAAGCTCAACTCGCAATGCACCAATCACTGCTGATCCGGCTGCCATGTTCTATTTCCTTTTTGAAAACATCTTGTGCCACTGCATTGCGATCTGCAGCTGACGTTCCCAACTCTGTTTTTTGATGGGTTCTTTTTTCTTCTTGCGATCTAAGAAGAGCTTATTCAAGCTAGGGAGCCGCTTCACTCTGTACAACGCAGCAGTCTGCCATGCTTGCAAAGCACGTTCATTGTGCTGCCTCTCCAGCCTGTTGGCCACCGCTTCTAGATGGATGACCAACAGTGCCGGAGTGAGGTCCCAGAAGGAAGCTGGATCAAAACCAGCCTCAACATAGGAGCTTAGGAGTTGCCCCCATTGCCACCCTTCCTCTGCTGAGGCTTCTGAGGGTTTGCTGGCACTTTAGGAAATGCAGCTTGAATAGTTTCTGTGATCTTGGTCATTGCCTGATCAAGACCTATCTCTTGCATAATATCTCCAGCATCATCCTCTGTCATATCAGGCTGATGCTTCACTAGGCTCGCAAAAAAGATTTTGCGAAGAAGACCAACCTTGATTGAATCAGAATTTGACAGCTGTGCTACAATGCTGTTGACATTTGAATCAAGCTGCTCCTCAAGATAGATCAGCTGATTAACACCCAACACCATTGTAAGTTCCTTCTTGTCGGTGCCACGCTTGATGGTGACTTCCCCTTTGATTGAATTGCTCATTAGGTGATCACCCCAACATTAGTGCTACCAGAGACCTTGATGGTGACATCAGCAGTCATCTTGTCATCAACCGGAACAGCAGGCTGATACCCAGAAACAAATCCATCAAATGTCCAAGTGACATTGTTAGGAAACACAATGCGCATTTCAACAGTATCACCTGATTCATCAAGAGCCAGCAAGCGATCATCACTTGCAGAGCCGGGAACAAAGTTCATTGTGAAGCCTGCTTCTCCCGGATCAGTGAGGCCAGCGATGAACTCACGAGTGCGATTTGGAGACTGCATGTGAGTGGCATCAATCTGATCCTTCTGACGTGCAGGAGGAGTAATTGAACTGACTTCACCCATATCCTGAAACGCAGGAGGAGATGAAGCAGCATCCCAAATCTGGAACTTAGAGCCCCAGCCAATTGCAGCATCTGTCATATTCATACCTTTCTATACCAGATGTTGAAGTCAAGACTTACTCGATGATAGCGTGCAGTTGCATCACTGTCATCATAGGATTGCCTTTGATCAATCAGGAATGCTCCCTGAATTTCCACTCCAGACAAATCCTCTTTCAAGCCACTCAAGGCCTGAACTACCGCGCGACTAACATTCAAAGATTGAATGTATGTGTCGCACCAACAATCAATCTGCACTCTTGAGTTATGCAAGAAAGTCTCTGTTGAAATAGCATAGTCACGAATGTCACTAATTACTTGCATTGTGACTGAAGGTGTAAGAGAGCCTTGCGGCCGCTTATTCCAATTTATCCTATCATCAACAAGACCAGCAAGAGTTGCATCATTGAGAAGGTATTGGACAAGCTCCTCCTCCATCACTTCTTTCTCCCTTTTCTAAGTGACTTCCTAGCTGCACGCTCTGCAGCCTTCTTGATCTCACCCCACAGATCGGTTTTGATTGTCTCTAGTGCTTGATGACGATTGCTGTCCCAAGCAGGTCTTGCATATGGGTCAGCTGCCATCTGTGAATCACCAAACTCCTTGAGGTGTGCATATCCAACCTTGCCAGCGCCAGCATAGACCTCGACATTGCTGTTGGCATTGCCACCTTGCCTCTTATCTCTTTTCTTGATGGTTTGTTGTCTTGTTGTCAGCTTTGTCCCAACATTAATGCTTTCCTCCAAGACACCTGTCTTTCTAAAATGCTCTGCATTCTGTTGCATTGCATCAGCAATAGGCTTGGCAGCTTTCAGCAATACACGTTTGAGAACATTCCTTTGCGTTGCCTTAGAAGGGAGCTCAAGCAAAGCTTGCTCAAGCTCCTTGAGGCCAACAACAGTAACTGTCTCTTGACGTTTGAGTGCCATCAATCACTCCTAACAGCTGCTGTTATTTCAACCTCCTTCCGCCTCCCAATCTCTTTTGTTCCGACAATCTCATATGTTTTGCCTTCACAAATGATCCTATCTTTTGTGTCAACATCACCAGAGAACTCATCCCATCGAGTTAGGAAACGTACATTGGCCTGCGATCCAATCTCATTAGCGCGGAACCTCTCACCATCGCTGATGGGGGTTTTCTTTGCCATGCGTTCAGCGCCATGGTTGCCCCAAGTTTGCACATCTTCATTGACTGCATTCTTAGTGACTGTATAGCGCTGAAGTTGAATTACTCTGTCATAGGCTCCTGATGCCATTGTATTGCCTCCACAAGTTTGTTTCCCAAGGTCTAGGCTTACCATGGAAACAAATGATTTCAGCCTTTGGCGGCATAGGCTTCCCAGCTACATGCATCTTGTAGCTGACAATCTTGCCGGGATAATCCTTCTGGAAACGCT